ACCGGATGGCCGCGCAATTTTTTATGGGCCCCCCCACTAACTACTGTCTGCCAATCACATGACGCGCTCAAAGCTTAAATAATTCTCCCGCCTATTATAAGTACTTCGTGCCTAAGTTTCGCTTTGAAAAATGTGGGATCCATTATTAAACGAGTTCCCCGAGACGGTTCACGGGTTTCGGTGCATGCTTTCAATCAAATATCTTCAGTTACTCTCTGAAGGATACTCTCCAGATACGGTTGGTTTCGATCTAATACGTGAGTTAATTTCTATTTTGCGTTCCAGGAATTATGTCGAAGCGTCCTGCAGATATCGTCATTTCTACTCCCGGGTCGAAGGTGCGTCGTCGTCTGAACTTCGACAGCCCTTACTCAACCCGTGCAGCTGTCCCCACTGTCCGCGTCACAAAATCTCGAAGTTGGGCGAACAGGCCCATGAATCGCAAGCCCAGAATGTACAGGATGTATAGAAGCCCTGATGTCCCTAAGGGATGTGAAGGCCCATGTAAGGTCCAATCTTTCGATGCGAAGAACGATATTGGGCATATGGGTAAGGTGATCTGTTTGTCTGACGTTACCCGTGGTATTGGACTTACCCATCGAGTTGGCAAACGTTTCTGTGTCAAGTCACTTTATTTCGTTGGCAAGATATGGATGGATGAAAATATTAAGGTTAAGAATCACACGAACACCGTTTTGTTCTGGATAGTTAGGGATCGACGTCCTACTGGAACGCCTTATGATTTTCAGCAGGTTTTTAATGTTTATGATAATGAGCCTTCCACGGCAACTGTGAAAAACGACCAGCGTGATCGTTTCCAGGTTATCAGGAGGTTCCAGGCAACGGTGACCGGTGGACAATATGCAGCGAAGGAGCAGGCGATTATTAGAAAGTTTTATCGTGTTAATAATTATGTAGTGTATAATCACCAGGAAGCTGGGAAGTATGAGAACCATACTGAAAATGCTTTGTTATTGTATATGGCATGTACCCATGCCTCTAATCCCGTGTATGCTACTTTGAAAGTCAGGAGTTATTTCTATGACTCAGTGACGAATTAATAAATATTAAATTTTATTTCTGAATCCATGTCTACATACATAGTTTGTTCTATTTTTTTCCATAATACATGATTTACAGCTCTAATAATTGAGTTAATTGAAATTACACCTATATTGTTTAGATACTTGAGGACTTGGGTTTTGAATACCCTTAAGAAAAGACCAATCTGAGGGTGTAAGGTCGTCCAGATTCGGTATGTCAGAAAACACTTGTGCACTCCCAGAGCTCTCCGAAGGTTGTAGTTGAATTGGATCCTTATTGTTATGATGTCCATGTTCATCGTGAATGGACGGTTGACGTGGTTGAGGATCTTGAAATAAAGGGGATTTGGAACTTCCCAGATATAGGCGCCACTCCATGCTTGAGCTGCAGTGATGGGTTCCCCTGTGCGTAAATCCATGGTTAAAGCAGTTGATTGACAAATAATAAGAACACCCGCATTCAAGATCTACTCTCTTCCTCCTGTTGCGTCTCTTCGCTTCCCTGTGCTGTACTTTGATTGGAACCTGAGTACAGTGGTCCTTCGAGGGTGACGAAGATCGCATTCTTGATAGCCCAGTTTTTGAGTGCGGTGTTCTTGTCCTCGTCGAGGAATTCTTTATAACTGCTGTTGGGACCAGGATTGCATAGGAAGATTGTCGGTATTCCGCCTTTAATTTGAACTGGCTTCCCGTACTTTGTGTTGGATTGCCAGTCCCTTTGGGCCCCCATGAACTCTTTAAAGTGCTTGAGGAAGTGCGGGTTGACGTCATCAATGATGTTATACCAAGCATCATTGCTGTACACTTTGGGACTTAAGTCTAGATGGCCACACAAATAGTTGTGTGGGCCTAGCGACCTAGCCCACATCGTCTTCCCGGTCCGACTATCTCCCTCGATGACTATACTTTGAGGTCTAAGGGGCCGCGCAGCGGCATCGACAACATTCTCGCACGCCCACTCTTCAAGTTCTTCTGGAACTTGATCAAATGAAGAAGAAGAAAAAGGAGAAACATAAGGAGCTGGTGGCTCTTGAAAATACCTATCTAAATTTGAATTTAAATTATGAAATTGAAGTAGAAAGTCTCTTGGGGCTTTCTCCTTCAATATATTGAGGGCCTGAGCTTTGGACCCTGCGTTGATTGCCTCGGCATATGCGTCGTTGGCAGTCTGGCAACCTCCTCTAGCTGATCTTCCATCGACTTGGAAAATTCCATGATCAAGGATGTCTCCGTCTTTCTCCACGTAGGTTTTGACATCGCTTGAGCTTTTAGCTCCCTGAATGTTTGGATGGAAATGTGCTGACCTGCTTGGGGATGTGAGGTCGAAGAATCTATTGTTTCTACACTGGAATTTCCCTTCGAACTGGATGAGAACATGCAGGTGAGGATTCCCATTTTTATGAAGCTCTCTGCAGATTCTAATGAATTTTATGGAAGTTGGGGTTTGGAGATTTAATAATTGGGAAAGTGCCTCTTCTTTTGTGAGGGAGCACTTGGGATAAGTGAGGAAATAATTTTTGGCATTTATTTTAAACCGATTGGGGGCTGCCATGTTGACTAAGTCAATCGGTGTCTCTCAATTTGCTCTATGTATCGGTGTATTGGAGTCCTATATATATGGAGACCCTAATGGCATAATTGTAATAAAAGAAAAATAATTTGATATTAAAACGAAAAGGCTAAAGCGGCCATCCGTCTAATATT